CACAGCACGTCACCCACCCGCTCCCAGACCCAGGCCACCCAAAGGTCGTTGCGGGCGGCGATGTCGTTGCCGATGAAACAGGGCTGGCCGGTGTATAGCGCCGGATCGCCGGCCTGATCATCCTCGACGCTGTTGATGAGGTCGTAGCTGAGCCAGGCGCTGGCTTCATCGAGCCATTGCAGTTCGTATTCCTGACGCCAGGCGTCGGCATCGCCCAGGCTTTCCCGCAGCTCGTCGATATCACGCGGCAGGCCGTCGGCAACCGCCTGATGGATGTCGACGATGTGACGCGACCAGGGAGAATCCGAGGCGGTCATCAGATCGTAGAACTTGTTGCCCTTGCCATTGGGCGTACTGACCACGCGAATCTTCCAACCCGCTGATATGACAGGAAATATGGCCGCCCATATCTTTCGGCTGTCGCGGTGAAAGGCAAATTCGTCGAGAAACACATTGGCCGAGAAGCCGCGCGCGGTATCGGGATTGGCCGGCAGCGCGGTGATGCGTGAGCCGCCCGGCAGGGTGATTTCCAGCGCCTTGGTCTGCACCCCTTCGAAATAATCGGATTCTTGCGCCTCGTAGGCCACTTGCATGGCGCGCAGGTGCAGCTTGACGCCTTCTTCCATGGCTTCGCGTGCCTGGCGTTCGCCGCGTGAGAGGATTACCCAGCGGGTGCGCTTGCCCGCCGCTTCGGCTTTGAGGCAGTCGAGCACGATTTCCAGCGTGGTGGTGAAGGTTTTTCCGATCTGGCGCGACATCATGCCGATCTTGAAGCGGCTGTCGTCGGCCAGCCAGCGTTGCTGGTAGGGGTACAGGATCGCTTTCGAGCTGGCCACGGTCACACTCCGTAGCTGTTACGAATCAGTTCTCGCAGCCGCTCGGCATCGATGGTGCCGTCGCTGGATTGGACCTGGTTGGCCAGGTCGGCCATTTCTTCGGCCACTTCCTGGCGGATTTTGGCGCGTGCTTCGGCATCGATCTTGGCCGAAGCAGCCACGTCCCGCAGGGTGCGAGCGGCCACCGACAGTTCCTTGATGTCGATATCGGAGTGCGCATCGACAATCAGTTCGCCATCTGGACCAAACGTAAAACCGCTGACGATCTCGTTGATTTTTGACGAGATGATCTGGCGCGCCATCTGCGCCTGGTCCCCGAAGGCTTCCATATTGTCGGCGAATTGCTTGGCGACCAGCGCCATGCGGCGATGGCGTTCGAGTGCTTCGTTGGCTTTTTTGACGTAGTTGCCCACGGCGCTGCGTGATACCTGGCCGCCCATGTGACGGATCATTTCGGTGATTTCGTCGATGGTGGCACGGCCCTCTCGGATGGCGGCATGCACCGCATCCTGAATGGCGTCTGGCATTTGCGATATGGCGGATTTGCGCGCCATTTTCAATAGCTCCACTCCAGCGCGACCCACACCGTTTCAACCACGGCGGCGACGGTCAGCACAATGATGAGTAGCCGGCGGGCGGCGTCCTGGCGTCTCATACGTCCTCCCATTCGCCAATGTCACGACTGGACACGCCCGGGACGACCCGACGGTGGTTGACCACGTCCAGCCCCATCGGCAGCAGACGGGCGAACAACAGGCCGTCGACTTCCTTGAGAGAGATCAGCTGAGCCTCCTTGAGCCAGTGCAGATCACCTTCCACCTGGCTGATCTGGAAGTCGGTTTCGTTGAAGACGCCGCGAATGGTGGCGTCGCTTGCGACATAGTCGGGTGAGTCGGCCAGCAGCATCAGGATGAAGCGGCGGCGCTCCTTGACCTTCTGGCGGTTGACTGCATCGACATAGTTGCTCCGTTTCATGATTACGCTCCTTTATTGATCAGGTAGTTCTCAATCGAGCGCAGGGTTTTTCCCTGCTCCCGTACTGCGCCGGCCACAGTGGACTGGCTGTCCGCAACTTCGTTCAACCGTTCGTGTATGCGCACGATGTCTTTCTTACTGGGCATGCCTTGCACCTGGTTACTGAGGCGGCGCAGATCGGTTTCAACCGTATCGACGCGCTCGATCAGCTCGGTTTGCATTTGTTCAAGGTGATCTGCCAACACGCGGTCTCCGGTTTCGATACGTTTTTCAATCTCCTGGCGGAAAACCTGCCGGTTGGCTTCGAGCCGCGACAGGTCTTCACGGTGTTGCTTGGCCAGCTCATCCACGGCCGCCAAACTGGCTTTGGAGCGTGAGTTGATCCATGAGTAGATGATGACCACCGCGGCGGCCAGCATGTTGATCACTTTGAGCCCCAGATCCAGCCATTTCGGATCCCAAAAATCCATGTTCATCGGTCTCCCGGTTATCCCGTTGCTATCGCACTCAGTTGATTTGTTGTTGGTGACGCAGCCAGGCGACCAGGGCCGCGCGGGCCAGGTCTATCAAGTTATTGCCGATGTCAATCGCCAGCAATTTGGCGACTTCTCTCCAGCCATCCATCACTTGCCGGCGCTTTTCTTCGCCGCTCATATCCTGGTCGGCGGCCAAAATGATCATGACTCGCAACCTTTCGATTACGTCGCTGCCCACCATCCGGGTGACGACCAGCATGAGCGCTCGTAGCAGAATGGTCTTCATGGCTGTTCGCCTCGCAGGCTGATCGGTTTGCGTGTGGTAAAGCGCAGCAGGAAGTTGATCAAGGTATGCAGGCCAACGCCCATGGCGGCGATGTCAGCCTGGGGCAAGGCGGCGCCCGGACCATAGATCACGACCAGCAGGGCGGACAGCAGGGCTACGCCGTTGACCCACAGCGTTTTCGAGGTGAGCGGCGAGCCGTATTTCCAGACCGGCCGCAGTGTGATCAGGCGCAGCGCATGATTGATGGCGGACGACAGGGCTACGGCCATGCCCATGGCCTGTGCCTGTGTCAGCCCCCAACGATCACCGAACAGGGTGACGGCCAGACCTGACGCGAGGGTGATGGTGTTGAACCAGGTCACCTTGGACTTCCACCAGCCCTTGACGCCCAGCTCTGCACGCAACCGGTTGAGGTCAGGCAAATATTTGATCAATGAAAACCACATGGTCATTTCCTCCGGCCGGCAGGCCATTCGTAATGATTACCGTCGTTGAAGCGGCCACCCCAGATGCCGCCGATCGATTCCCAGTACCGCCCCAGCTCGGCGTGATCCTGTGTCTTGGATTGATAGATGCCGTCGCGGAACAGGTTCAGGTCGATCGCCAGGCGCCGGCGGTGCTTGCTCGATTGGCTGCCATAGTGGCAACGCGGATCGCGGTAGGCGTCGCCCAGGGTGACTTCGAATCCTAGCGCGAAGGCGTGGTCGATCAGCCGTGGCACCGCACGGGCGAATTCGCTTTGCAGCCGCCGCAGGCTCATTGCTCGAGGGGCAGCAGGGCGTCCAGGCATTCGACGGTGGCCAGCCATTCTTCCTTGACCTGGCAGAGCAAGGTCTCACAGCCGCGCACATCGTGGAATGCCGTGTGTTCACGGCCATCCTTGGTCACCAGGGTGACGGTGAAGGCGTCGGGCTGATCGTCGTCGTTATCTGGAATCCACGGGTCGCCATCCGCCGTGACGGGTGAAATCAGTGCCGATTGCAGCGTGCCGCTCCAGCCTTTATGCTGACAGTCGATCAGAATATCGATTACGCTGTAGTGAAGGCGTTCAAGATCTTCCTGGCTGTAGTGGTCCAGCGCCTCAAACTTGGCTTGCGTCAATGGATCCATGGTGTCGTTCTCAGGTAGTAACAGTGGCTCTACTGTATGGCCGGAGATAGGTCGCAGGGGTTGAACTGATTGAAATAGTTACAGTTTTTATTTGACGGGCGTTTGACCGTTACTTGTCTGCAACGACGTGGTCCTACCATTTTCTTGTATTCAGCAAAATGGTCGACCGAGCGGCGGTGGGCGGATTTGCAGAAACGCTGGAATTGGCGTACTTTTTACTCTACCCCTAAAAAAAACTGGGGAATCGTTCCTTTCAGTCGGAACGTATCAATATGCATAATGCTTGACTCAGGAGCAGCCACGCTTAACCACGGATATCAGGAAATAAGGATTCATGGCCATGGCTCGCTCTACAGCACAGCTCGACAGGGGACTACACGAACAGCCTGCCGAGTACACTCGGAAACGCGTTCGAGATAAGAAATACTATAATCAATTTATGATGACCGACGCAGAAAAAACCAGCCATAAGCTGCGCGATAACTATTGGGACGATTCATTACCCGTTGACACAGCCCATATAGCCACCGCACTGGGATTCATGGTACATGCCATCGATTGGCTTCCATCCGGTATTTCCAGTGCGCTGGTTGTGACGCCCGGCAAGGATCCGAAAATACTCCTACCCACCAATACCAGCCGAGCGCGAAAGCGTTTTGAATGTGCCTGGCAGTTGGGTGCGCACACCTACCACCTCGGTAACACGCAACAGGATAGCTACATCGAAATGCACGACGCCGACCATACCCTGGGCAGCGGTGACAATGATGTATTCCGGTTTGCTGACGAGTTTTCCGCGCATCTATTGATGCCGGCATACGCTGTTGAGGAGATTTGTGGTCAGGCTAGCCGGGATTGCTACGAAGACAACTATTTCGACCTGCGCCGAGTATTCGACGTACCCGATGATGTTCTGAAATACCGGTTATCTCTGTTCAACAGCCGACTCTTTCATAAAGCTACCGCTTGAGCCTATGGGCGATTCAAAAGAGACCGGCCCGGACGCCGGTCCATCCCAACCCGGCCGGG